GATGCTGCTGCTCAAGGTATTGCTACTGGTATAGGTTCAAATACACCTAGTGCATAATACTTTAGGTAGTTTATAAATGTCTGGATTTTTTCAAGACTTACTAAGAGGCGCTGCTGGAGGATTCTTCGGCAGCGACTATCTTAGAGACTTTACCCATGCATCTAAAACATTTAGACCTAATTTCTATGAAAATACTCCTAAGTATAAATTTTTATTTCATACATATTTTGAAATAAATCAAGAAATTTATAATGCAGGAATAGACAAAACTCAAAACTTAGGTTTATTAGTAAAAGAAATTAAATTACCTAGCTATACATTTGATACTTTTCAGATGAACCAATACAATAGAAAAAGAATTATACAAACTAAAATAAAGTATGAACCTGTTACTATAACATTTCACGATGATAATGCTAACAAAGCTACGAAACTTTGGGAAGCTTATTATAGATACAACTATCGTGACATGGACAAGAGTTTCAACAGACGTATTCAAGGTTCGGCGTTTTCTGATTTCAGTGCTGACGGAACGGTAGCAGGTGATGACTTAACAACGAGAAACATTTACCAACCTAGTATAATAGGTGAAAACTGGGGATTCACCGGTGACGCATACAATAACAACAACGTAAAAGTTCAATTCTTTAAAAATATTACAGTGTATGGACTAAACCGACATAATTTCGTATCTTATACATTAGTAAACCCCGTCATAACACAGTTTTCTCATGATACTTATAACTATGATCAAGGTAGCGGCATTATGCAAAATCAAATGACTATTGATTATGAAACTGTAGTATATGATTATGGCTCAATTGATGGTACTAGACCGGATAATATTATAACAGGTTTTGGTTCAGAAGAAACTTATGATAGAAGATTAAGTCCTATTTCTATCCCCGGCTCAAATAGAACAATATTAGGGCAGGGAGGTTTAGTAGATGGTGTAGGTGGAACTATAGAAGCGTTAAGTCAAGGAAATATTTTAGGTGCTATCAAACTCGCAGGCACCTCGTACAACACTTTTAAAAATACTGATCTTAAACAAAATATAAAACAAGAGTTGTTAAATGGAGTAACATCTGCTTTAACTAATCCCAACGTAACTAGAAATATAGGTGCGTTTTTCCAGCAAGTTGGTTCTACTCCGTCACCTGTAGCAACAGCAAGTGCACCTACTACTGGCGCCATCAGCCATGCGGCAGTTGACACTAGAGCAGGTATAACTAGAGCACCTCTTCCTGCCGGTGCTCAAAGTTTCGCGGCATTTGACACTAGAGCAGGTATAACTAGAGCACCTCTTCCTGCCGGCGGTCAAGTTAATTCAAGTGGTGCAACATCATATCCAGCTAACTTAGGTCAGCCGATTACTAGAAGAAGTTTGTAATAACACATAATGACTAAATAATATTATGCCTACAATAATTAATAACCTTCAAAACACAGACAGAACTATATTAATATACGATAATTTCTATAATACCAAGCTTGGTATAAACGCCAATGAATTTGACATTGTTTTTTCTTATTTTAAATCAATATCAGATAATGATACGATTGCTGGAAACTTTACTTCAAATCTTTTTAGAATATCACAAGAAGCAGATATACCTGTATTAGAATTATTAGATCAGTTAAAGGGGTTACCTAACAAACTTGAAATGAATAAAGTTATTTGTTACTTTTTGAATAGCTTTAAATCTAATACTTCACTTTACGGTGTAGGAGTTATTGCTAGACCAAATCAACTTGCTGCTAGAAATGTAGTCCAATAAATGGCTAAATGGGCGCAAGGTCAATACACTCCAAAAAATCCTGACAAATATATAGGTAAACACACACCAAGATATCGTTCTGGTTGGGAATTACGAGTAATGATGTTTTTAGATGAGAACAAACATATATTAAAATGGGCTAGTGAAGCTATTGCAATTCCTTATAAAAACCCTCTTACGGGAAAACCTTCAATGTATATTCCTGATTTTTTCGTAATGTATGAAAACAAACATCACAAAACCAGTGCAGAAATAATTGAAGTAAAACCAAAAAGTCAAACTTCATTACAAGAAGCTAAAACTAGACATGATAAAGTACATGCTATAGTCAATCAAGCTAAGTTTACTGCTGCTATGGCATATTGTAAACAAAACGGTTTTGTATTTAGAGTAGTAAGCGAAGACTCAATATTCATGAATACTACTAGCAAAAAAGGAAAAAGATAATTATTTTTTAATAAATAGTTACATGACTAAAAAATTAAGCGAACTTTTTGAATTACCCGAAGACTCTGATATTTCAGATACTGATTTATCAGAACCTATTTTTGACCACGCGCAAGAAATCACTCAAACTGCTTTAACTAACTTAGAAAAAATAGAAGCTGCATTACCTCAAGTAAGAGGATTGGAAGCGGCAGATAGCGAATTAGATGAACTTGCAGAATTAGCAGCTAGTAGTTACAAAGACTTAATGGATTTGGGTATGCAAGTAGAGTCTAGATTTTCAAGTGAAATATTTAACAGTGCTAGTAGTATGTTGGGACATGCGATTACGGCAAAGACTGCAAAAATTAATAAAAAGCTAAAACAACTTGATCTTCAATTAAAAAAAGCCGCTTTGGATCAAAAACTACAAAACAAACACGAAGAAGTAGAAAACACACCTATCGGTGAAGGTAAAGCATTAGACAGAAACGAACTTTTAAAACTTTATACAAAAGACAAGTAGATTTTAAAAGATAAAGATAAATAATAGATATTATACATATTTAAGGATTAACCATGCGAAGCTTCAAACATTATTTGGTAGAATCTGTACACAGTTACGACTACACTATTAAAATTGTAGGCGATATAGATGCTAAACAGATGGACCTGTTCAAGTACAACTTGAATAAATTTGATCCAATAGAAATTACTGGACCAACTTCTACACCTATTCAAAAATCACCATATGGATTTCCTGGTGTTACAAATCAGTCTGTAAATATCATTAAAGCAAAGTTTAGATATCCTGCAACTGAGCCAATGGTTAGACAAATGGCTAGATTAATAAACATAGATGAAAACAGAGTGCGATTAGTTTCTACTGCGTTTGATGACAGCATTGATCATGAAGCAGAACAGTATGAAAATCAAATGGAAAAGTCACCAGTATTAACTAACGATTATCCCGATGATAAGTCTGCTAAAGCAGCAGCAAAAGCATATGGTAATTCTTACTTAGATGAAATTGAAAAGTCTATGAAAGATCATAAAATTGAAAGCCCGTATGCTGGTGAAAAAACTAAACAAGCGTTTGATCCATTTAAGCCAGAAGAGTATATGAAATCAATGGGCGATAAAAGTCCAATGAGTACTATCAACAGACCAGCTAAGCCCAAGATTGGCGCCGGAAGATAAGGAATCTATTATGAGTATGAAAGATTTATTAAACAAAATGACTGAACTTCAAGGCACTACTAAAGAAGAGAAAGTTACTACTACTGGTAAAAGAGTTCTAAACGAAAGTGCTGAACGCCCGTATGTATGTGTTCATGCTAAAAAAGGCAAGTATGAAGTTAAGGCTAACTCTAGTTATGAAGCTGTTAAAAAAGCTGCTGATAAATGGAAGTTGAAATCAACTGCTGGTATTGATGCTTATGTGGCTGATAAACCCATTTCTGCTGCAAGTTTAGAAGAAAACACGAAGCCATCTTTAAAAAGTATGTTTAACGCTTTACTTGCTGAAGCTGAACAAGTTACTATTCAACCAGCTCAACAAAACACTCAAGTAATCAAGCAAGGTAATAAAACTCTTGGTACAGTTACTAATCCTAATCTAGCTAATCAAATTAAGCAAAGCATTGGTAAAGGTGAAATGAGTTTAGCTGGTGATGAATTAAATGAAGTTGATGATGATTATGACGGTGATGATTACGATCATGATGACGGCAGTGATCAATATGCTACAGAATTACACGGTCTTCATCTTGGTGATGTAGTAAAAGCTAACTATAACGGTAAAACTGTAATAGGTAAAATTAGTGAATTACACCCAACTTATCTTGAAGTGGAATTAGAATTAACTGGAAGAAATGCTGGTAAAACAGTTATAGTTGATGTTAGAGAAACTGAATATGTAGATAATCTTAATGAAGCCAAGCTAACCGAAAAAGCAAAAAGTAAGTCACAGCAACAAGCAGCTGGTGCAGCATTAGCAGCTAAGCGCGGTGATGCTCCAAAAAGCACACTAAAAGGTGCATCAAAAGAAATGGCAAAAATGCCCGCTAAAGAGTTAGAAAAGTTTGCGAAAACTAAACACAAAGGCTTACCTGACAAAAAAGAAAAAACTAACGAAGAAAAGGGTTCTCCTTTAATGTGGAAAGATATAAAGACAAAAAAAACAACTCCTGCATTATGTACTCAACACAACAAACCCTTATTCAAGAAAGGGGAAGGTGCGAATGCTAAGTATGCTTGTGCAGATTGTCCTAAACCTGAAAAGAATAAAACTGATGAAGCAGCTATGCCAACCAATGACAGCGACTTTGGTGCAGGATTAGGCGCTGGAAGAAACAGCAAGACTTTAGAAGCTAAAAAAGCCAAGCCAGATTTTCTAGACTTAGACAAAGATGGCAACAAGAAAGAATCAATGAAAAAGGCAGCAGCCGACAAACAAAAGGTATCAACAATGAAAAAGACAAATGAAGCTAAAGCTAAGCCAGACTTTTTAGACTTAGATAAAGATGGTGACAAAAAAGAACCAATGAAAAAAGCTGCGGCGGACAAGAAAACAGGTTCTACTGATAAAAAGAGCAGTGCAGGGTTAACCGCCGCGCAGAAAAAGTTACCGGCTGGTTTACAAAAAGCTGTTGCGAAAAAGAAAACAGTTAAAGAAGGCACAAATCCAACCGAGTCAGCAAGATTACTTGGTAAAGCACATGCTATGGCAAATGATACTTTCAGTTGTAAGTATGAAGAAGGTTCACAAGAAGCACAAGCTTATCTTGATGGATACAAATCTGGTTTAGACGAATGCTATGGATCAGGCGGCATGGGAATGCAACAAGATATCGGTATGATGCCTGGTATGGTATCACAAGATTCTATGATGGATACTCCTTCACCAAGAGGCGGTAGTGAGTTTGCGTTTGGTGGATTTGATGATGTGAGTGATGACGATATGATGGCGTTTGAGTCATGGGATCGTGAACTAAATGCTTTATTGAATGAAGCAGTAACACCTAAATTCCAAGTTCGTTATTTACCTAACAACCGAGACACGTATAAAATAGAGAAAGGATTCGCGAGTAAAAAAGAAGCTCAGGATTGGATAAAGGGAGAAAATCTACGAGATAGGGCAGAAGATATTAGTATTGAAACTAGTACGAGCAAAGAAGTTAATGAAGGCAAAATTAAAGACATTGATATTGACATGACACACATGACTGATACTAAGTTTAAAGAAAAGTATGGTAAATCAAAAGCTGACATGAAAAAAGACTTGTCTGGTTCTACTGACAAAAAACCAGTAAAAGAAGGTATGACTGTTTCCGTTTCTAAAGGACAACAAGGATCACCTGACTCTGTTACTATTTCAGCACAAGATAGTGAAGCCGATCAGTTACTAAGTCTGATTAAGCAAGCTGGCTTAGGATTGTTCGGCGGTGAAGACACTGCGCGAACTAGCGCATATGGTGCTCCGGTACAATCTGATGCAGGATCGCAAAGTGTATATCCTGACTCAAATGTAGATACTGGAGATCATGATGGCATGATGGCACTGATGCAGAAAGTAGCAGGCAATGATTACGAGGATGAAGAATCTCAAGATGCATCATGTGACGTATGTGGATCAGGTGATTGTGGATGCAATGATTCAGACAGTAAAGCATTGGTAGTTGGTGAAGAACAAGGCTACGATGACAAAGAAGATGAATCATTGGGAATGCGTACAGGTAAAGAATCTGGTAAAGAACAATCTATGAAAGATCGTAGAGATGATTCTTATGGAAAATTTGGAAAAAGAACAGACGAAGATGAAACTGAAGATCAAATGGAGTTTGAAGTATCCGAAGCAAATGCTCCTGATTCCGGTGAAGCTGAAACTACTGCTGACGAAAACGCAGAAGCTAAAGAAGATCAAGCACTAGCTGGTGCAATGTCTGACAACGAAGAAGAAATTGACGAAAGCGAAGAAGAATTAACTGAGTGGGCTAATGACGCTGGATATCAAGGTTCTGAAAACATAAAAGACAATACGTTTGAACAAGACATTGAGTTTATGACTAGAGTTATTTCAGGTGGATTGAACGGACAAAAACAAGATCAAACTACTTTACCGCATACTAAAGTTAAAGTAGCAGAGTCTAGTTTGCTTGATGATTGGAAGAAACTAAGCGGAATAAGATAATAATAATAATAATGCTCAACTGAACGTTTCTTTAATACCCGGTTCGCCGGGTATTTTTTTGTTTGTAACAATGATAAATACAGTAATATATTATAGAGGATATACTTGTGTCGCAAAAAAATATAGACTTCGGAACATTTCCTGATGATCCAAATGCAGATGCTATAAGAACAGCATTCACTAAAGTACAAGAAAACTTTACGGAGCTTTTTGAAAACGGCATGATGCAGGGCGTTCAATCAATTAATAGAACGGCTCAACCGGGTATCACAGTTAATAATACCTCCGGAAACGTGTTAATTACTGCTAATATCGCTCAAGTACAAGTGCAAACATCTTCATTAGCATTAGGGGTATCATCCCCGGGAACACTGTTAAACGCGGCTATAACATCTTCTGGACAATCATTATACATTGACTTACCCGCTAATACTACTATCACTACCTCACTTGTTGTAGGTAACAATACATCAAATACAGTAATAACAAACGGTAATATAACAACTACCGGAAATATCACAGCCACTAACATAAATTCAGGTAACTTACTAACAGCAAATTATGTCACAGGTACATTAACTACAGGCGCACAGCCTAATATTACTAGTGTAGGAACACTAGCAAATCTTACAGTAAGTGGATTATCAAATTTAGGTCCTGTTAGTAACGTAACTATTACTGGAGGTACTAATGGATACGTGCTTTCTACTAATGGATTAGGAGTATTGTCTTGGGTAGCGCCTGACTCGGGAGCTACAGGCGCAACTGGAATTCAAGGTTCAACAGGTGCCACTGGAGTTCAAGGAGATATGGGGTCAACTGGACCAATCGGTGCGACAGGTGCAACCGGATTAATAGGTCCCCAAGGAGGCCCAGGCGCTACCGGCGACACAGGTGCTACTGGCTTAATCGGGGCGACAGGCGCTACCGGCGACACAGGTGCTACTGGTGCTACTGGAGCAACGGGTGACACAGGTGCTACTGGCGACACAGGTGCTACTGGTGCTACTGGCTTAACTGGAGCAACGGGTGACACAGGTGCTACCGGTATTCAGGGAACTCCGGGGGGTGCAACAGGCTCAACCGGAGCAACAGGTGCTACCGGCGCAACAGGTGACACTGGCTCAACCGGAGCAACAGGTGCTACCGGCGCAACAGGTGCTACTGGTATTCAGGGAGACGCAGGTGCTACCGGCGCAACAGGTGCCACTGGCTCAACCGGAGACGCAGGTGCTACCGGCGCAACAGGTGCTACTGGTATTCAGGGAGACACAGGTGCTACTGGATTAACCGGCGCTACGGGAATAGGTTCTACCGGCGCAACAGGTGCTACTGGTATTCAGGGAGACGCAGGTTCTACCGGCGCAACAGGTGCTACTGGATTAACCGGGGCTACCGGCGACACAGGTGCTACTGGATTAACTGGTGCTACTGGTCCTATAGCAGGTAGCGACACTCAAATAGTTTTCAATGATGCAAGCACGGCAAATGGTAGTGCTAATTTAACTTTCAACAAAACAACTTCAGTATTAACAGTTACCGGTAATATTTCAACTAGTAACTTAATACCTACAAGCTTTACATTTAGAAGTGTTAACTCAGCAGTGTCAACTGCAGGTACAGTACAAGCAAACGCTACTGCGTTAACTAAAGAACTTAATTTAGTTTCTACAGTAGGTAATAGCAGTCAAGGTGTAAAATTACCAACAGCGGTCGCAGGTATGGTAGTTTTAATTACCAACTCTTCTGTAACTAATATGAACGTATACCCTGATTCAGGCGCTGCTATCAATACATTAGCAACTAACGCAGCATATACACACGCAGCAGGAGCAACATTACAATACATTGCACCTACTGCTACTCAGTGGTATACTGTTGGTTCAACTTATTCATAAAGGAAATATAAATGATTACATTATCTTTACTACAACAAATAGCTCCTAAAACTAAAAAAGAAGTTTTAGAAACATACGTTGCCCCACTCAATGCTGTGTGTAAAAAATATGGTATTTTAGATAACCATAAAAGAACAGCCGCATTTTTAGCGCAAGTTGCACACGAGTCAGGTGGTTTTAATTTTACTAAAGAAAACTTAAATTATAATGCTAAAGCATTACAATCAGTATTTAAAAAGTATTATTCAACAGAAAAAGACGCATTAGTACATGAAAGAAAGCCAGAACAAATCGCTAACAAAGTATACGCAAGCAGAATGGGAAATGGTGATGAAAAATCAGGAGACGGTTGGACTTACAGAGGTCGCGGTTTAATTCAGTTAACTGGTAAAGAAAATTATACTAAGTTTGCTGAATCTATAAAAAAGCCAATAACAGAAGCAGTTAGTTATCTAGAAACCGCAGAAGGTGCTGTAGCTAGTGCTGCTTGGTTTTGGGATAAGAATAAATTAAATGATTTATGTGATAAAGACGATTTTGTTACACTAACAAAAAGAATCAATGGTGGAACAAACGGGTTAGAAGATAGAAAGCATCACTACGAGTTAGCATTAAAAGCATTAAAAGGATAATATGTCTCAACCAAATTGGACTACACCTGCAGGCAGTATAGGATCATATCCAGCACTAGTATTATTATCTGTGCAGTTACTGGCTCAGCCGGTAGCACCTGCTGCAACCGTAACTTATACATTGATAAGCGGATCATTACCTGAGGGTTTGAGTTTATCCAATATTGGTTTAATATCAGGAACTCCTATAATAGTTATTAGCGATACGACTTATACATTTGTGGTTAGAGTTACAGACAATTTAGGAAACATAAGAGACAGAACATTTTCTATGATAATTTCAGGAGTAGCATCTCCTGAATTTACTACCCCTACTGGTAGTATATTAAATACTCCAGACAGTACATGGGTACAATTACCTATTGAATATAGTAATCCATTAAGTAACAATTTAGTTGCTATCAGAATAATACAAGGACAACTACCGCCAGGTTTAGAAATAAACACTAACGGACTGATACGAGGTTATGCTGAGCCACCAATTAATAATGTTAACTTGGGTGCGGTAAATACATCTATAACTTCTACAAATTCAAATATTATAACTTGTTTAAGTACTACTGGGTTTAGAATAGGAAGACCTATAATATTTTCAGGTACGCCGTTTGGTGGTATAGTAGCATCGCAAACTTATTACATTAAAACTTTTGATGAATCTTCTTTTACTATATCAAATATTGTTGGAGGATCAACCGTTGTATTAAGTAATGACGTAGGATACATGACTGCTAGCCTACCTAACATATCAATAGGACAACCTACTACACGCACATATTCATTTACTGTAAAACTAGAAAGCTTATTAGGCAGTGACATAGAATCCTATAACATTACCGTAGTGAATCAAAATGCTCCCGAAGCAGAAGGTGGACCTAAACCTGCGAATTCCAGAGAGCCTACTATATACAACACTAGACCCCCTACATTTAATATAAATGAATCTACCCCTTACTATGGTTACTATGTATTACCACCAAACGAACAAGGTAATACCTATCTTCCTACAGAAGATGCTTATATAGGTAGTATTACCAGTGATAATATATTTTCGTTTAAGGTAATAGGTCATGACTTTGATAGCAATGTATTAACTTATACATTTGCAGACTTACCATCAGGACTAACAGCAAATAGTGCTACTGGCTGGATCACAGGCAATCCCGTAATAGCTAATAATTCTATAAGTGAATTTTCATTTAGTGTAGCGGTAGCTAAAGCTGGTAACCCAGCTATCACTACTCCTTCTTATAACTTTTCATATAGACTAGTTAACAATTTGATAGGTGATATATTCTGGATAACTCCTTCTGATTTAGGGCAAATAGAAAATAGTACAGTTAGTGTTTTAAGTGTAGTGGCAGAATCAGATGTAAACTTAGAATACAGATTAGTAAGCGGAACTCTTCCACCTAATTTGGTTTTGTTGTCTAACGGAGAAATTACTGGTACAGTAGCATATCAACCTACAGATACATTATTACCAGCAGGCGCTATTACTGACTTTACATTTGAGATAGAAGCGTTTTCTCCTCTATATTCAACGGTTGTTAACTCTACACGAACTTTTACTTTATCAGTGGTGCAGCAATATACACAGCCAACTGACACACTATACATTAAGTGTACACCAAGTATACAAGATAGAAATTTACTAAGAACTTTATTGAATGATACTACACTAATACCTGACAGTTATTTATATAGACCAACAGATTTAAATTTTGGTAAAGCAACTAGTGTTATATATGCTCATGCTTATGGAATATATGCTAATGATTTAGACGCATATGTAGCTGCGGTTACTAAAAATCATTATTGGAGAAATATTACATTAGGTGAATTAAATACCGCAGTAGCAAAGAATGATGCAGGCGAAGTTATATATGAAGTTGTATATAGTTCAGTAATTGATAACTTGATAAACCCTGAAGGTGTTAGTGTCAGTAAAGAAATAGTTTGGCCTAGACTTATAGATTTAAACTTAGGTCCATGGTATACAAGTGTTACTGATATTTATACTAGTTACATAAATGCACCAGTTGAGGGACAGTCTTGGCTAACACAAAATAATGAATATATTACCTCTGAGGATTTGTTCATTTTAGAAACTGAATCAGGTCAGCCCGGTTTTTATACTAGTTTAACTCCCGGATATGCAACCGTTTTATATCCTAACAGTTTACCTAATATGAGAGAACAAGTGGGGGAAGAATTAGGGCAAGAATATAATTTTAGACTGTATCCAAGATGGATGACTTCACAACAAGCGAATGGTAGCACATTAGGATTTACACCAGCTTGGGTTATTGCTTATTGTAAGCCAGGAACAACAACATTAAATGGTCAAACTGTAACTTACGGTGAGTATATCAAGTATCAAATAGAAAATAATTGGCAAGATCCTGTAACAAATTATAAATTTCAACTTAACGAAATTAACTTTAAGATAGATAGATTTACTGTAGATAAGAGTTTGACATATAACTATGATAATAATTTAAGTCCGGCTACGTGGATTGGATTACCAAGTGCGACTCCAGTACCAAATCCAGTGAATAGTAATGATTTTTATACACTATTTCCTAGAAAAACTATTTTACCCGATGAAACTCAGTACTAAATACTGTATAAATGAAATTAGGAATTAAGAATGAGCACAATTAATACCAATGGAATAAATGTAAACTATCCTATACCGGGAGAGAATAATTCTACTCAAGGTTTTAGAGATAACTTTGCATCTATCAAAACGAATTTAAATACTGCCGGAACAGAAATAACTGATCTTCAGAATAAAGTAGTTCTTAAAGCTGCGTTGAATGGTTCTACAATTAACAACGACATGGCTAATACTCTTATTAGCAATGCTTCTACTAGATCGTTTAGAGCTACTACTTATAATTTAGGTAATGCGTTATCAGGCACTGTTTTAGTTAACGTAGCACAAGCAGATGTACAATATGGTAATGTAGCAGGAAATGTAACATTACAGTTTGGTTCTTGGGCTCCCACTAACACAGAAAGTGC